TTTCTGCTGTATCACCTAATCCTGGAACATTGCTAGCACCACAACTAGCATCAGTCCAAGTATCAGGATCAGAAAAATTTCCGCTATTCTCACTAATGCAAGCTGCTGACCAAGCTTCAAGTGGAGTAAAAATAGCAAGGGCAAATATTGAAACTAACGTAAATCTAACTGTCATTAAATGCCGCCGTAATAGCTTGCCACTCATCCGTTGGATTCCCAGTGACTACCCATGAGTAGGCCCCCGTTGAAGTGCCAGTCTCAACTTCCCACGCTACACCATTATCTGAGTTCGCATTGTTGATGTTACAGTCAACACCATCTGTGAATGCTGTTGGACACGCAACTGTGTCGCCTCCGCCATCATGCACAAAGAAAAACAAGGCGGCTGACCCAGCATTAACAGTTAAAGCTGTGTGATCTATTGAGTTTGATTGGTCATTATTTACATTTGAAGCATCAAAAGGATCGCCTGAATCATGGCCTGTTATGCGACACATATGCACACCAGCATAATCCGCGCCAGTCCATTCAATGCGGAATGTCCCATCAGGATCGCCTGTCTCGGCTATCTTCCAATACAATGCATAGAATGGGTAACCAGAAGGAGTTCCAGGTACCTCATAAACGGCCGTCCATGTGCCTTCAGCTCCACCAGACATTCCCGTAATCGTGTGCGTACCAGTATCTCCTCCAACAAAATAAACCATTAGATCGCCAACTTCAATTCCTAGGGAAGTTGAATCGTGATTAATTGCAGTTCCTCCAGACCCATTAGTAGTGGAGCAACCTTCAATTGCTATGTTGCCACCACCCGCAGCAGCAGCTTGAAGAAATATAACACCAAGTTGTGTTGGTGTTAACAATGCTAGTGCCATAACTAACATCAACCTAATCATTTCGAGTAAACTCCGCTTGGCAATGCAAGTAAGTAGGTGCGCTAGTTACACTTTCAATATTAATTTGCCACCAATTTCCATCGCCAATCGCTGCATCGTTACCAGTAGCATCGTCATTAAAGTTGCCAGTCGTATTATTAACAGTTACTTGAAAACCACTATCCACACAAGTATCACCTGTTGCATCACATTCGTAAATTCCAACTTGAAGATTAGCGGTACCTCCTGTGGCTGTGCAATCCAAGTTAGTTAATGTTATTGCGCCAGTTGCCTTACCACACATAACATCATCATCAACTACGGCGGTTTCAATAGTTACGTTGCACTCATCTCTATAAAGTTCTTCATCTGCGTCTATTTGATCAGGCGAACCAGCAGTTAGAACTAAACTTCTGCCAGCGATACTAGTTGCCAAATTGTCTCCATCAATAATCGCAGCATCTATTGTTAGTCCAGTATTGAAATCTCCACTAATATCCCCAGCAGCATTAGGTGAATCATTATTTCCTAATATTGCGCCTGAGACTATTGGCAATGTTAGTGCTATGTCAGAAGTGGGATCAGCGCCAACATCCAAAGATACTTCAAATGCATCAGGTGTTAGTCCTTCAAACATTATCGCTGGCTTAGCAGATGGCGCATCATCTTGGTGAAGAAATAACGTACCTTCTACTTCTAAGTCATTTTGAACGAATAAGTCAGCGCCTTCACCGCTAGTATTACATGCTAAGTTTGTATCATCAGCAGACCAATGATCGCATGTTACTATATCATTATTAGCCACAAAAGGGCCAGCTATAGTGACACTTCGCATCATTGCAGTAGCGTTTCCAGTAGCGCTTTCTGGAATAGCAAACCTAATGTTATTTGAAGCGCTTTCAATTATTGCAAACTCAATTCCAGGATCATTAGTTACATCAAGAGGATTCTCGTTCTTGATAACCACTGCTTGACCTAAGTCTAGAGAGCCACTAACATATGATGAATTATATATGGCAGCATCGCCAATTCTTATTCCGCCATGCCCTGTACCTGAGCCAATGGAGAGATCATAAGCGCCCATCGCACCAGTTGAACTAGCACCTTGGAATACCCAATCAACCGTGACAGTTTCTGCTCCATAGTCTGTATCTATATCGTTGAACGATGCAGATGGAGTGCTCCACTCAACGTCTCCGTTTGAACTGTTATAGACAAGAGCTTGACCATTAACAGTGGGCTCTTCCCTAACACCCATAATAAAATATTCATCAGTACCGTCGCCATAGTTCAGCCAAGATGATGTAATGTTAGTTCCACCTGTATTATCAACTGCCAATTCGCCAGAACTAGTGGCACCAGGAGCCGCATTCGCAGGTATATTTAGCTGAGTAGTTATAGTGGGGCTATCAGCCCTAACAACGGATCCAGTTCCCGTGAATGCTATATTGCAATCTATTTCAGTTCCAGCCCCATCCCAAACACAGAACTGCGTATCAGTTACTTCACCTTGCTGTGGAACATCCAAGTTAGTTCTAGCACTAGAAGCGCCAGAACCACCAGTCCCACCGTTTTCTAACGGAAGATTTTCAACCCAGGTGAAATCATCTCCAGTGCCAGCGAATGTTAGTACATCGCCAGCAGTAGGCGATCCTGAAGTTTCATCTAACCATGCAGCTTGGATAGTATTGAAAGACCAAGCACCAGCAACTAAGAATGGAACTCCATTACTAGCACTACTATTTACTCCAGTCCCACCATTGGCAGCAGGAAGGATAGTGGCACCAACTTCAGATGCCAAGTCAATACTATCGCCTAACGTTACTTCTAAATCAACAGTATTGTCAGCTACTTGGTATGTAGCTGTTATGCCAGTCTCAGTATTTCCTGAGAACATTCCACCAGCATAATCTTCAACTTCTTCTTGAGTTAGTGCTGGTATGTGACCTAATGGAAAGAACTCTAATACAGCGACTCCATCATCACCTATCTTGATAGTTTCTGATGTAGAGTCCCATTCTATTCGACCATCAATGTTAGTTCCAGTTCCAGATGGTAAAGTAACTGTGGAGCTGGAGGATAATGTTAGGTCTTCAGCAACCTGAGCATTCGCCCAAGTATTGTCTAAGCTAACAGTGTCAGTGTTAATTGTGAAACCTGAGTTCGCAGAGCCAGCCGCTAAAGCGCCAACTGTTGTTATGCTAGATGACCCAGTCCATGTAGAGAGTTGAGTATTCTCTACATTATCTAAGCTTAATATGGTCTTAACATTGGTCGGCGATATTTCTTCTATGACCCCTGCACCAACTGTATCTCTACCTAGCAATACATCAGTCTGACTAACATTCTGAATCTTTGCGTAAGTCACAGATGCATCTTGATACCTAATAAGAACATCTTCAGCTTCAGCGCAATCACCATCTGGAGTAGTAGCAGCAGTACACCTAATGAAGTCAACATCACCTGCGTCTGTAAAGTCAGGATCCGTTGCTGCCACTCCGTTTATCTCTACGTTATCTCCAGCGCCACCTGTAACTACAAAATCTAAAGTTCCATCTCCAGCTTCATATGTTACTGTTATGCCAGTTTCAGTATTTCCCGTAACCATCGCGCCTACAAAATCATTGACTTGGCTCTCTGTTAGTTGGGTATTATTGTCAACATAGTTGCTAGGATCAATAGTTCCAGCCCCAACTCCAGCCCAATCTACATGCTCTGCTGCCAAGAAATTATTTGCTGTATCATGATCGACAATAACATCAATATCATCAGTAGCATCTTGGAATGTTATTGCTATGCCTGTTCTAACTCCAGTTCCATCACCAACTAACGCGCCAGCTATATCAGAAATTTCTTCATCAGTTCGTTGTGTATTATTATCAACATAGTTAGTTGTATCAATAGTGCCAGCAGCAACAGCCGTCCAATCTATGTGTCTATTGACTTCATAGTTATTAAGTGAATTGTGATCTACACCTCCAGGAATAACACTCCATTCAATAGTATCAGTAGCTAAGTCTGTGGACTCTACCCCAACACTAGCAGTATCTATAAATTGAGGATTAACAGGATCTGCCAAAGTTCCCTGAACTGTTATGTCATCCCCACCTCCGCCAGCATCAGCTTGCCATTCTAGTGTTATCACTCCAGCCAAAACGTTATTTATGCCAAGAATGTGATCAGGATTAGGCGCATTATCTGTTGGCCAAACATATTCTACATCATTAAGCCAACCTCCATCAGGACCTCGTTGGATAATCTTATTAGTTCCATAATTAGTCCCTTCAAGAATCTCTACTGTGCCACTAACATCAGCAGGTGCTTCAATATTAAGTCCTGTGAAGGTGGCGACTCCAGCATTTGTTATGCTCCAAGTTGGACTGGTATTAGCTTGCGCTATGTCATCAGGAGTATTCAAATGTGTGTAGTTAGTTCCTGTAGTCCAAAGCGAAGATCCACTAGCTACGAAATCAAGTTCATTATTAATATCATCATAAGTTACTGTTATGTTAGTTTGGACACCAGCAGTAGCCATTGCACCAATAAGATCCTCTATATAAGGATCATCTATAACCAAGTCCAACGTATTATCAGCACCTTGATATGTAGCTGTTATTCCAGTTTCAGTGTTGCCTGTGAAGATGCCACCAGCAAAGTCCTCAACTTGAGCTTGTGTTAGTTGGGTATTATTGTCAGTGTAGTTAGTTGGATCAATAGTACCAGCAGTATTAGCTGTCCAATCTATGTGCCTATTTACTTCATAGTTGTTAAGTGAATTATGATCCACTCCACCTGGCAATACGACCCATTGTATAGTATCAGTAGCAGAATCAGTAGCTACAACATCAATGCTAGTTGTTCCCTGGAATTCAGGATTAACAGGATTAGTGAATGTGTCATCTGTAGTTATATCATCTCCACCTCCGCCAGATCCACAGACATCACCAGAAGCTTCAAGATTGCCATTAGCATTCCACTGAGCGCATTGCCCACTAACACCTGATCCACTTGTTAATGTAATAGCATTGACGCCACCAGACATAATACTATCACTAACCATGTCAATAGAACTAATATGGTCATTAGGGACAGGATCAAATTTGAATCCTTCCTCAGTCGAATCGTAATAGAGTATGTCACCCTGAATTGGTGTAGAAACTTCATCAACATCTATTGCGACTATGAATTGATCTTGCGCGTTGGCGCCTTCTTCAAAGCGGAACATAGGTCCATAGCCAAGAATAGTAGTATCAAGAGCTATTTCTCCAGCTTCTTGAAGCGAGGGTGCGGCATCAGATGGAAGAACTAATCCTCCAATATCTCCTGAAGTGCTATACGCAAAAGTATGTTGGTTAGTCCAATGGAAGGCGCTAGGTTCAAGTAACCCTACTAATTCATTAGTGCTAGGCACATAATAAATGGAGTCATTCATAACTAACTCAGGATCAGGCCCAGCTGCTAATCTATCTCTATATTCACTCTTTCCTGTCACAGTAGTTGGGCAGCTTGGGTGGTTAGAATTCCCAAAGAGAATCTGCGGCGCTGGGTTCCCAGTCAGTGGCCCACCGTTGTTAGTGTAGAGATTGCCATCGTTAACAATTATTCCGCAAAACTCAGCAGCATCAACTAACTGGTAGTCGAGTGTGCCAGTACCAGCTCCCGTGCAGCCTACGATTGGATTATCTGTGCTTATGCAGGACTCATTAGGATCGTAACTAGAATGTATCACGTTGTCGCGAACAACTAATGATCTCTTCAGACTTTGGCTTCCTGTCACGTCAATTCCATTGCCGCCCCACACATCAACATTATTATTTTCAAACACGAGGCTCTTAAAAGTCGGCGTGGTCTTGACGGTTGGGCATTCTCCATGTGTTAGTGCCACACAATCTGCATCATCGGACAGAAAGGTGTTGTGGCTCAGTCGGCAGTTTCCAGACGAGCACCACATCCCGGCCCACATCCAATCAGAGAAAGTGTTATGTGAGATATGCACACCAGGCTGAGTCTGAGCGTTATCAGCCCACACTTCAATCGGGATCTCGTTGAACGAGCTCTCCGTTACCTCGAAGTGATCGGCTTGCCCCTGCACATTCGGGCTAGTGATCGCAACGCCAAATGTACCGTGATGGTCGGCCCGTATCTGCCGCACGCCACTATTGTTTGACGTAATTGCCACCAGAGATCCCGTGCCCAAAGCGGAGCACTGCGTATATGGGGTAGACGCAGCGGTACAGGCTTCGTTGGGATTGTTGTCGGGCCGAAAGTGAACGGCAATATCAGCATATTCGTTCGCCGAATCCCCGTCAAAATTGATCCCCTCAACCCACTGGGATTCCCGGCACATCTCTACTTGCGCTTGAAGCTTGCGAACGCTTGCGGTCGCTGTTTCAACGACGAGCCCAGCGTCCAAGTCTTCACCCTCAAGGACTAACACCGTTTCAGTCGCGGAATAGATCTTCGCGGGCAGTTGATCGGCACCCTTGCCAAAATTGTTCTCTGCGTTCACAAAGCTAGTGATCTCGAGCAAGTCACCGCGCGTATATCCGTCCGTCAAGAATGTACAAGTCGCGCAGGTGATCGTGTCCCGTCCGCCGGGCCCAGCGCCCGCCGCTGTCGTCATACTCGCCGTCGTGGCTGCCGTGGCGAGGCCGCTCCCCGCGGTGATGAATGTTCCCGCCCGATTGATCGTGCGCGCGCGTCCATGACCTCTAAGGATCACGGGCATACTTGCCGTGACGCCAGTCTGGTCGCAGAAGTCCATCTGTGTCGTCTGGGTATAAGAGTCACGAGCTAGTCGAAGGATGACTCCCCGACTCTCATCAGCTATCGCTTGAGTATACGCGCTATTGCATTGCTCTCCAATATCAGATCCAGAATAATTATCACATATGTACTCATCAAAAGAATCTAAAAATTTCTTATCAGTAGTGTTCATAACGCCGGCTTCAGTGCTAGTCGCATCTAGGATGACAGCGTTATCTCCATTGTCGTTAGTTATCTCTACTTGGTCCACAGAATACGAAGATGATAAGTTTGTTATGCCACCCCCTCCAGTAACAAACTCCAATCCAGTCTCACCTGCATTCACTCTAACAAGCTTAAGAGAATCACCAGTGTAATCGTTATCTACATCTGTTAGGTCAGTAAATGCGCCAACAGCAGTACCAGCAGTGAATTCAAGACCAGTCTCACCTGCATTTACCCTAACAAATTTGAGACTATCTCCAGTGTAGTCTTGATCAACATCTGTTAGGTCTGTGAAGGCGACCGACCCAGAAGTCTCATGCGCAGCGACTATGGCGACCACATCAGCCACAGAATACGTTCTTAATGCAGTCTCAATACCTGCTGTTATTTCAGCTCCGCTAACTTGAGCGACTTCATTACCATAAGCAGTCGCTATTTCAGCATCAGTTTGATCTGCCGTAGCTCCAACTTCTATTCCTGCTAGTTTAGAAGCATTGGCTGCAACGGTTACATTGGCAGTCACTCTACCTTCAGTGTAATAAAGGTTAGTTCCTTCAGATAAATCTCCAGTATCATTATCAGATAAGTCATCGTCTGATAATGCGCCATCATTGTTAGTGAAGACATCAGTGACATCTGTTAGGTCTGATTCTAATCCAATTTCGGTAGTCGCACCACCAGAGGATTCATGAGCAGCTACGATTGCTACCACATCAGCAACAGAATATGTGCGTAAGTTAGTTTCAATTCCTGCTGTTATTTCAGCTCCACTAACCTGAGCTACTTGATTTCCATATGCAGTAGCTATTTCTACATCAGTTTGATCGGCAGTAGCAGACGCTTCTATTGAGTCAAGCTTTGCACCATCAGTAACTAAGTCTCTACCATCAACTAACAGCACATTTGTTATGCTTTGATTACCCATATCAACTGTCTGCGTGGCAGCGTATTGACTCCAAGTAGACGGATCACCCGCACCGCCTAACGGTCCATCATTAGCAGTGTAGACATCAAGTCCACCTAACTGAGCTTCTAATTCCGCTTCAGTATCCATAGCGCTGAAGATGGGATCAGTCTCTGTTATTCCGCCTCCAGGCGGTATAGAAGAACTAGTGCCACATACTTTCAAGCGCGTAGCGCCAGGACTAATGGCAGCGACATCTATATAGACGCGCATGAAATCGCCTGTGGTGGCAATGAACTTAACATCGCTAGTCAGAGCCGCGTCTTCAGGAATCCCATCATCTGTTATGTCTGCCTGTAATGCGCTACAAGTTCCAGTATCAATTTCATCAGTGCAAGTCTGTACTGTTATGTCCTGCCCAGTTCCACTGCTATTGTAATTTTGATCAAATTCAAATTCCGCATTCACGATATTGTCAGTACGGATAACTGGGCTGAAAGTATCAACAGGATCTGTGGAGTCCGCGCGATAATATCTACATTGAGTGCCTTCAATATTGTCACTAGTGAATGGTGAAGTTGGTGACACATACCAATCATCTGCCGTAGCAGATATTGGAACTAACAAAGTTAGTATGGCTACTATGTAACGGATCATGAATCTCTCCTGTTCCAAACGTAGCCGCGTGTGGAAATTTCAAGCTCAAGAGTATTAAGATTATTAGTTACAGCCAAACATCTATAAGAAGCTTGGCTAGTTGCGCTTAATGGAACCCTAACTTGAGTAGACTGGTACCATTCATGAGCTCCAAATTCATCCCAAGATCGAATAACATGATTAGTCTGACTAGGGGCGATATCAGCTTCATCATTCCCCCTAACATCTATGAACATTCTAGTTCCAGAAGATGAATTAGCAGCAGCGCTCACTTGCAGTATAGCTGAAGAGCCTAACGGACCATCTGCGGTGAATGCAGTTTTAGTTGTATCAGTGCCAGAACTTAAACTAATATTAACATGCCTTACTGGATCAGCCCAATGAATCAAACCATAATCAGCAGAGTCAGTTAAAAACTGCTTGATATTCTGAGACGAATCTGTTAGTATGGCTCCAATTCTACGGAATTTATTGTATGTATCACCAGTTTCTGAACTAGCATATGATAACAAATTAATTGCTGCTATATGAGTATCAAATCCATAATCATTAGTCGCGCCAGCACCACCTATGATATAAACATAATACCAAGTATCCGCTGCTAATGATACAGTGTTAGGTCTTCCCCCAGCTGATGTTCCAGCAGCCCAAGTAACATCTAATTGCTTAGTGAAAACAGTAGCGACATCAAAATTGAAATCACCAGATATTGCTTGGCATTCACCAGGCTGTATCGTTATATCATGATCTGTATCAGCTGGTGCATTGGAAAGACTGAATCCTCTTATGTGTCCAGAAGGATAAAATGCATCCAATCTTAGGCCAAGACATCTGCTTAACAAACGCCAATCAGTTCCATCATACCTAACTTCAGCATCCCTAAGAGTGGATAGATCACCAACTGCTATCGCGCCACCAGCCTCATTAACAATATTCTTTACACCAGTACCAAATACATTAATAGTTGGCGTAGTAGTAGTATTATTGACGTTAGGTCTAAACTTAACAGTCATTCCATCAAATAAGCCAACGCCTTCTACGCTGACTGTTAGTTCAGTGATTACATAAGCTGTTGATGGTCCTGACGCAGTTCCCCAAAATGCATAGCCTTGACCGTAAGCCATTATGGCTTTAGCTACTTGGAATAAGTCACCAGAGCTAGGCGTAACACCAACTTCAACGAAAGCATTCTCAAGTTCCGCTGCTGCTTGATTCCACTCAGTAGATGCTAGTTTACCAGCGGCAGATGCGCCACCATTTGCTACTTTATTGTCTAAGCTATCCATCTCTACTCCGTGGTATACACAATATCACAGTTCGCAGGCTTAGCATGTCTGAATACACACTCCATCAAAGCCTGCTCTGCTGTTTGAAAAGGGAAGTCAAAATCATAATCAAAAGCGTTAGTTGAAAAAAGAGATGTTATGACGATAGTGAATCTAGCTTCTTTGGCATTTGTGAATGTTATGTCTGGAGACTCCGTGCCATAACCATTAGTGACATCATGATCTATGCCACTCTTTGCCTTTATTGTTAAGCCAAGACTAGAAGCGAAACTAACAAAGTCAGCTTCAGTTTGAAGACCTAACAATGATAACTTCCGTTGAACATTGAGCCTTCTCGCTTCTAGCTCTATCTCCACAGGAAAGCAACTATCTGGAATTCCAACAGCTTGCTCCCAACGACCAATATAATCTTCTGTGGTGTCGGGCATCATCTCTTCTATGAACTCATTTATGCTGCGCTCTGACCTAACAAACTCATTGCACATACCCTCAACGAGCTTTCTTAGATTGCTACCAATAACATTCTTAGCACCAAATGAAGGACCACTTGGTAGAAAATGCCTAGTGAATATTTCAACATGTTGAGTTAAAGTATGTATCACGGGTAAGTCACCGTTCCGAGTACACCAATATTGCCAGCCGCGATTGTTATGTCACCGCTAGGCGCGCTCAATGCGAAGCTAGTTACACTTTCACCAGTAGTAGTATCAATCGTTGAGAAGATCGCAGATCGGTATGCATCTTCATCAATGTTAGTTCCTATCTCAGTGTTCTCAGCAAAGAACTGGCGTAGATTTTCTGTTATGGAAGACTGCATGGTCACAGTGTTAGGCGAGAGAGATGAAAAAGTAAATGCCTGAGAAGTTTGAGTAGGAGCACTAACGATGACATCAGTAGAGCTTGTGTTAGCTGGCTTAATAGTCAATAGAGCATTCTTTACCTCAGTGACCTTCGCTGCGCTAGGTATCGGATTAGTTTCATTATCAGACATAACATAAACAGTTACTTGCCCATCTGACGGTGTCACTTCCTGAACGAATACACGAGTGATAGTGCTCACAGTTTTTGCTAACCTTGTTATGTCAGACACATTAAAGTGTGCGACTGGGTTGCGTATGATATCCAGCAATCTATCTCTGAATTGGTCATCAGTTTCTCGATCTGAACCGCCTGTTAGTCCATTTACATTCACAGCACAATCATCATCAAGACCAGATACAGGTGATTGCAATGTTAGTTCAGTAAATGCGCCTAAGTTAGTTTCCTCTCCAAAGCTATCAGACTTAATAGCAACCTGCCCAGCTACTCTATTGAAACTAGCACCAGTAGTTGGTGATGGAATAGAAGCCGCGACTAAATAAGTGAATGTATCTTCATCAACTACAGTCACAGACTTAGTTACATTGTAGCCATTATTTACCGCACCAGTTATGGCTACAACATCACCATTGTCTAAATAATGAGGAGCATCACATACAAAAGTTGCGACTCCACCTACATGACTTAATGATGTTTGGTTTATAGTAAGAGATGATGCTGTTATTTCTTCAGTAGCGGTGTATTCATTGCCATTACCATCAACAAATTTCTGCCCAACTAATATTGGATCTGGCGATCCAGATCCTTGGAATACAACATGACCAACGGAACCTGTGGCAGCATTGCGACTAATGTTATAGAATGATGCCCATCTATCCAGGTTATCTATAGTGGTATCTGGGAAGACCTCATCTATAGATTGTAAGATTGAGAAATAATAGTCATAAACGCGCTCAGCAAAGCTGTCAACTAACGCGCCTAACCAACTACTGCGAGTGAAAGGATTGGAAAGCGGAAGCTGAGTCTGAACATCAGCGCGTATCCGATCCTTTACCACTCCAGAATTTTCAGGTAGATCAATAGCCAAAGTTAAACTCCGGTGTTATCCCATAGAGTGTAATAGCGATAGTCAACTTTGTTGTTAGGCTTCTCTATCCTAATCTTCAAGTTAACTTTACCATCCTCTATCCCTACTTCAGCACTAACATGGTTCGCTATTCCATCATCTACAAAGTGTTGAAGTGCATTCCTAGCCTCACTGGCTATGTTAGTTATAGATACATCATTAGCTCTTATCTGATTGTAAAGCCAAAGCTTAGATCCAATCTTATACTCTCTATCGTGACTTCCGATCCATCCTCGCCTACGTTCTGGAATGACGATCTCTGAAGATTCCGCCCTTCGATCTATAAACAAACTAGCAACTATCGCAGCTTCAAACGAGTCTTCTGTAGCTATATCTCCACTAGCATCAAGTTCAATATCGTAATAGCGACCATGATTTGTTAGTTTAGCGTCTTGATAAATAGCCATCACGGGTCCTTAGGAGCACTAACATCAGCAAGATCACCCTGCTCAGTATGCGTATGCGCGCTCAACTCTATTCCATTTTGATCATTTAGTAAACCATTAGCATTGAGCACGCCTGTCACATCAACCTGCCCAACAAGTAGAGTTGTTAGTCCAACACCTAACGTCCCACTAACATCCAAGTTGCCTTCTATCTCAACATCAGCAGCAGTCATCCTGATAAGATCAGGTGCTGTTATGCTTACTTCACCAATAGCATCTATTTCAACATTGCCACTATTGTCTAACTTTATCTTAGTCCCAGAACCAGGATGAAAGACGAATACTTCTCCAGCCTCACCGCTAGGTCTTTCTGTCATGCTAGTTGGGATTAAGATTCTTTCTTCATTATTTCCATTGACAGATATAACTAACGCATAACTATCATTAGTTGCCACTGCATGATAGCCATAAGGATACCAAGCCACACCATTGCCTGTTTTCCCGTGATAACTAGCTTGCTGGGATGGTACGTTTTTGGTATCATCTCCAGTGTTAGTTATCAAGCCAATTTTAAGTAGGCTCTTGATTCGCTCTAGCCAATGCTGCTTCAATGTTGAACTCCGCTTTTTCCGATGTAGGCTCGGCTACCTCCAACGAATACGCATTTTTGTTTATTAAGTTGAGCTCAGTAGTGCGCCCTGAATCTGGGTCTAAACGGTAGGTAACTGCATTGATTAGCATCCTATCATTTATCTCTGCATTTTCATCTATAACTTGAACTATTGTGTTAGGCGTCCAAAGTTCACCAGCTTGGTTTCTGTAGCCAGATAGAGTCGCCGAGTAGACTCTACTCCTGGCCTTTCTAATATTCGCTTCCCACTCTGCCCGCTCTTTCATGTTAGGTGATGACCCTGGATTCTCACTTGCTATTATTAGTTGGCGACCTTCACGCATTCTTCTATCTGTGATGAAGCCGCGCTGATCTACTACTTTCTTTGGCTGCTGCTTGCCTAACAATGCTAGTATGTTCATATTGGAATTGCCGATAGCCTCATATCGGTTGAATCTTCCAGTGTCATCGTATGTGAAGCTATAGGAAATAATATTATTCCCTTTGCCATCAATACGGTTGACTAACTTCGCCTTAACATCTACACCTTCAGCTCTTTGAATAACAACATCACCATCACTATTCGAGCTTAATATCACATTCTTCTTTCTGGCTATCTTCTCCAAAAATGTGAATGCGTTATCTCCAGGCTCAGGAGCTATGATATCTTCTACGTTATAACTAACACCTGTTAAGTCAACAACATCAATATCCGATCCTATATGCTGAATAACAATCTCTACTATGCGCTTCAATTTTATAGGAGCATTGATATCTGTTAGTGACCCTATAGATGAATCAACTATATCACCTGTTAAGTCACGACCTATTATGTCTATCTGGTGATCATTAGCACTACCTCTGCCGCTTATAACTTCAATATGTCCTGTTATTATTCGCTCATCATCTACATAAACAGCGCACTCAGAACCCATACCAAAAGGCAAACTTCCATTGCCACCAGGACCAGAAGAAAATGAAAAGGTATTACTAAGCGTATCAATCCTAACATCGGCTGTAGCTTCCAAGAAATTGCTATACCTAACACCATTAACTTCAATCTTCATTGTGAGAAGACCTCAACGGTTCCTTCCATAGCAATACCATTCCCGCTATTAAGTTTAGCTATGTCATCTGCTTCCTCATCTGTACCATAGTATTGGTATGATAGAGCGCGAGCGGATATGATGTTAGTTTCAACTTCTATTACAGTGTTAGTCTGTTGCTTCCTTTGATCTAGAAGCCTTAGAGTACTCTCCCTGGCGTTCAATAGAGATGTTAGTGTTGATGCATCAATGCCACTAGCATTACGAATAGCATCTAGCTGATTTTCTAGTATGTCAATATCCGCATCTATCTCACGAACAGTTTTGTAGTCCTTACCAGATGCTGCCAGATAAGCGCCAGATAATGCGTTAGCATTGATAGCATTATTAAGAGTGTTATTATTCAAGTTGCTCTGATGGTTGGCCGCAGTATCAAAGCGCAATTCTATGTCAGTTAAGAATCCAAACTCAAAGAATTCTTGATATACATCAAATGTTGCTGATACTGTAGCTATCGTTCCGTTAATAGTCTGAAAGACGTTAGTTATGGACTGCGCCAAATCCTGTGGAGCGGTGGCCAGTGCAATAACATCACTCTGGAATTCAGAGACCATTAGTCCAACTTTATCTATCTCATCAGTTACGCGCTCTGCGAACTCAAGCGCTGAACTAACTTTATCTGCTACCTGTTGGACTTTCTCTTTGGCTTTATTGTATACGCCTAGCAGCTCAGGCTTTGAGTCAAAGAATTCTTCTATTCTAGATCTGGATGTCTCCAGCACGGCGTCGTTGGCAGATGAAATCTCGCTTATGGTAGTTTCATCTGCCTCTGGCAAACCATCTGCGTTTGAGATTTCAAATGTTATGTCTAGACGGCCAATTCCAACTGAAGTAACAGATTCATTAAGCGTGTAGCTAGTCACTGCCATTTCATATAGAACACCATACATAGGATGAACTAACTTGCCAGTGCCTGGTGCTTCTAAAGCCTCAACTAACCTATCACGCTTATCAAGATATGAAGTTGAAGTGGTGCCTAACGCATTTTCTTTGTATTCATCTCCAACTAATGTTACATATCCAGTAACATTGTATGATCTTTGCTCAAGTCCTAAGTCTTCAACTAACTGCCTATCTGTATTGACAAACTTCTTGATCGCAACTTTTCTTCCACCTAACACAGATGAATCAACAAAAATGAATTCAACATCTCTATATGAGATAGGAGCCATGAATGCGGCACGCTCTATTATAGCCATTATTGCGAGCCCGCCATGTTAAGCCCAGTATCTACACTCACAGGCCCAGTAGACTCAGTTGACATGTTGTCCACAGATCCCTTAGGACCTGAGAGTTGGACATTTATGTTAGTTTGGCTCATGAAATTAGTGTCAATAACACCTAACATCTCAAGGCCCTTCTTGCTGAAGATAATTAAGGGCTTGATAAATTCATAAGTGCGTCGAACCTTCTCCTTCAGACCATCCCAGAACATAGTGAAATAAGGACCAAATCTCTCCCATTGTGAAATAACAAGTGCTGAGATAGCTGCGAACGCTGCGAATACACCTAATGTGGCTGCTATACCAGCCGCACTAGCGCCAATAGCGACCAAGCCGCCAATTAATGCGCCTATGCCTAATATGATCGGACCTAATGCCACCACAATCAATGCTAGGTAGGCAAGAAATTTTGCCAGCCTAGGATTAGCGAATGCAAACGCTTTCACTTTAAGAACAGTATTCTCTAGAACATCATTTAGACCTTGGATCTTACCCTTAAGGTCAAGAATGTCAACTAACACATCACCGACTTGTATGAGAAACTGAGAAAACAGATCCTTAGTATTAGACCAAATACCAGGCAAAGTTCTAGACGTCTTATCCATCATTTGATAGAAGCGTCCACCCTCAGATACCAATTCAGTAAGAACATCCTTAACAAACCATGCTGGGATTTGGCGTTTGGATATTAAGTCAATAGTTGCAGGTACAGACAAGCCAAGCTTCTTGGCTATCATGCCCCTAATGCCTATACCTTTGTTAGTTAATTGTAGAGCATCACCACCTGTTAGAAATTCATTCTGCATAATCTGACCCCAAACCAAAGCGAATTCCCTAATGGGTCTTCCTGTGGCTGCGGCCATGTTGCCTAATGTATTGAGAGTATCTATTAGTTCATTAGCTGGAGTGTCCATAGCCAATAGCATCTTAGCGGCATCACCTAAGTCTACTATCTCAAATGGTGTTTTAGCGGCAAATGTGTATAGGTCTTGAAGTGTTTTGCCGCCTAACTCCGCGCTGCCTGTCATAACATCAAAAGATGTTCTTAGGGCTTCATTCTTACCAGATGCCACTACTGCCGCCGTTATGAATCCACCCATAGCTGCACTAACAATACTGAACTTCATTCCGAAGTTCTTCATGCTACGGCTAGCTTTACTCCAGTCAATAGCATTCTGCTTGAGCTTGCCGTTAAGTCTTCCGATAGATTGGCGTATCTGGTCAGTCTTGCGCCTAATACGCTCCCCAACGTGTGAGTACTTATCAACAGCTACGAATTTGACAGATACTGCTCTAGCCACGTTGCATAGCCCTCGTTTGGCGTTTTCGCTCGTTACCTACTTTGATAACTTGCTCTCTAACTAACATATACTCATCTAATGGAAGTCCCATTAGTTCAGTGTAGCTGAAAACTTCCGTTGCCATAACCATGTCTGCCGCATCTCTAACTAACTCTTCATGAGAGATTTCAGAGCAGACTTCACGATAAAATTTGCAACGTATTCCCCAATCATGTCCTCCAATACATCAATGGACAATCTATCTGCAATTGGGGTTGTTAGGTATTCAACATCATCAATCTTGCCTACTTTATCGCATATGAGTGATCTGCCAGTTTCGATGAACTCAGTATAATCAGCATCTGACTGGGCGATAGTGAACAAAATTTCAGCGCCCTTAATATCAATGTCTTCATCCGGTTTACTAGAAGTTTCACTACTCTCTTTTGGCAAAGCGCGAAAAAACGCCTGCTTGAGCTTAGTCGTCTTCTTTCTTTGGTTAGGCTTAGGCGCATAGAATGTTATGCGTGAACCTTCTGTTTGCTCACCATTGACAAAATACTCTACAGGCTCCTCAAGAACATAATCAAAACTTTTCACCGTGTGTGGTCCTTTATTAGATTGCAGTCATAGCCTTGAACTCAATAGGTACAGACGAATCTGCTCCAATTCCAACTTCATAGTCAGCAGTCAAGGCGGCCCTAGAAAATGTTCTGGTTAACGTTCCTTCTAACGTTTCACCAATTATCTGAACAGCATTATTGTTATTGTTAGTCTTCCAAGAACGAGCCAATGCTATGTTCTCAGGAGTGGAAGGGAGTTCAAACTTAACCATGCTGAAAGCAGATTCCAAATCATTAGAGTAAACTGCCTCAACAGCCCCTCCACCTATGGACACTGCCCTAACAGTCTGCTCACCCAACCCTTCGGTGAAAGATACTGTGCCAGGAAGCACGCCCACCGCTTCATTATTTACCACTACGGTAACGTCACTTAATTGTATCATCTTTATGACTCCTGGGTGCTAAAGGCAATCTGGATTGTTCCGATGATTACCCTTGTTTGTGTAACTATGGGCGTCAACATTGACACCGTAATCTTTCCAAGACTAAGATCAAGATCAACAGTTCGATTAGCCTTGAAGAAATTCAAAGCAACCTCGCCAGCTTGGCATAACACGTAATCTGAACCGGAAAGATCCCCATAAAGCTGATCCGTATATGCTTCAAACAAAGACTTGTTAACCATGTCACGACCACGGAGGACATTACCCTCTGTTAGTCGAGACTGGGCGAAACGAGCTTTGTAGTTATTGAAGAAGTATTCACGGACTGCGCTCATTGTATCAACATAGTTGAGATACTTCCAACTAACATCAGGATTAGCTGCCGGATCAGTTTTGTAAGTGGTAACTACTTCACCAATAAGCGAGTTAGTTCCAGTAGCATTTTGACCAATAACAGTTACACCAGCAGTATGCAGAAGTTCAATTTCAGTTTCCGTGAATCCAGCACCACTTATTGTTGTGGAAAGCTGCGGAATCGTACTATTGAAATAAGGCAAAGACGCTAGTGCAGTACCACCAAACTGATCTCGTGAAGAGCTAGTAGTTAGGTACTGACCAATTGAGGCATCAGTTGTTAGGCGAAGAGCCCTCAACGCTGCGAACCAAGTAGCAACTAGCCAAGGAGTTTCTTGATTTGAAGGCCCATTGTAGTTGGCGATGTCAACATACTCATCGCCAATAACAACTAACGACTTAGAATTTAGAGCAGTTCCAAAGCTATTGACATTCGAGTAAGTATCAGATATCCCTGTGAAGCAGACGCCATCCAACACTCTATTGTTTACATTGAATCTGCCATCAAGAAAATCAACAGGCTCAGTAACAGCAGCATAAGGCCATACAATTCCCTGATAACGATTGCTACCAACTGCATCAAAGATGCTAGTTAAAGTAGGATCAGTTCCTCCAGGAACAGCATCAGCGACTACCGTTGCAACACCGCCAATAACACCAGCAATAGCACCGTTAGGTACAGCACTAATGACTGCTTCATTACCTATGGTACCATCATGAACACAAGTAAGTGTTACAGTTCCTGTGGCGTTAACAGCATTAAACATGCGATTGGGATTAGCATTAATAGCCGCCGCGACTGCATCACCAACCTGAGTGGCGCTATTTCCATTACTAACCGTAGCAGTTGAGCTATCAAAATGTTTACTGCCAGCTATAATATCAATAGTGCCAGACTCAGTAGCAGGGCCAGTACACGTTATAGTGTAAGTAGCAGCGGTTCCAGCAGCATCATCTAGAGGAATAACATCAAGTTGAACGCCAGGAGCTATTTCCTTAAATGCTTTAACCATACGTGCTAGTTGACTTTGCTGTCCAAATAGCGTATTCTCAATGCCTTCATTATTGATGGCAGTCTCAAGAACACCCGTGGTTGCAGTCCCAGCAGCTACCATCTGTCCAACTAACAACACTTTCTGGGCAGCGTTAGCCACATCCAGGTCTGCGCTAGTCAGGCTTAACGATACACTGGGCTGTAGAATTTCGTTACCCATTAGCTTTCATCCTCATCGTAAGTGTTAGTTGAACTAACTTCTTTGACTATCTCACAACAGCCATCTATTGAAGCATCACGCAATCTGCGACGCCAAAAATTTTCTAAAGGGATTCCATCATTCTCTGCTACTTCAATAATAGAATCAACATCATATCCCCATCCAGCTTTGAGTATTCTAATTTTCATAGTTCCTCATCATCAAGGTTAATAAGCGCAGTCATGAACCCAGTCCCACCAAGATTTGGATATTGTGTTAGGTCAATATCCCTAAAGGCAACGTCTGGATCATAATGCACAGTGTCATTAACATCCATCTCAGTAGAGCATTCAAAATCATAACCATGCGCGTATACAGCCGAGTCATAACGTAGCATACCATGACTAACGAATACTAAAGGATCACAATGGCCAACATACATATTAGTTGGAAAGCGGTAGAATGTGATAGACTTTGTTATGTGGACTAACAAGTCCACAGCCTCATCTCTAATCTTTCGCGCAGCGATCTCATCTTTAGTATTGGCGATCAAGACTATACTAACAGTTTCACGTAATTGCTGACGATATTCTTCACCACGCTGTGTGTTATCTGTTAAGTCAGTCTGAGTTCGCCTACTCTTTGATGCAATAGTATCACCTAACACTACAAATAGCCAAGCCTTTTCAACATCCTGTGTAGTATAGGCTTCAAGTGCGCGCTCCATAGTCGCGCTAGCGCTGACCCTCATGTTAGTTTTGATGTTACCTGACATAATAGTAGCATCTATATTTGAACTATTGTTAAAGGTAAATGTGCTAGTATCAGTTACTCCAGCTACCTGTTGCAATCCGTTGTACTGCTGATCGTACCTAGCAGCGCCATGTAGCTCAGCACCTGTGGAGAGCAGCGGACCGGAGTCTGCCATCGTGAACGTTATTGTTCGTCGATTCACAATGTTAATAGTGGTAAATGTACCAGTGAACTCTGCGTCATCTGCTGTTATGCTTATAGTTGGAGCTATTGGTAATGTTAGGTCATGATCAGCAGAAGTAACTAACGTGCCCACAGTACCAAGCCTAGTTATACTCGTTATGCTGATAGGGACGATGACGTCTGCTATATAGACAGGATCACCCACTGTTAGACCATGAGGAGTGGATGTAGTTACAGTAGATACACCAGAAGAATTCACTATGCCAACCATAGGAATAACATCACTAAACATATCAGTATGCTTGTGAATTTCAAGTGTCAATTTAGCTGCCACATCACTTGCTCGCAAGATCGTTTACCGCTTCTTGAAAGAACGTTTCAAACTTAACATCTTTGGTATTGTTACCAATAGAGGGCCTGGCTTCAATCGTTATGCCTCTGCTATCTGTACCACCCTCTTCAATTCGCCTAGCATAAGGTGTGGTCTCACGAGTAACACCATATCCAACTTCCATGTAGTTAGTTCCAACTACCTTCCAACCTAATGACCGCCTAAGATCGCCAAACATATTGGCATGAGTTTCTCCAGGCGCGCTTGACTTATGCCTTCTTCGCTTACCACTACTTCTTGACTTAATCCAATAGACTCGGCCAGACTTAACACCTTTGAGAATATCTCTGTTAATCTTATCCTTGAGATCCCTACCCATTCTAAAGAAAGTTTGCCTAATGGCCTGCCTAATGTTAGGCGCATTGGCTTCAATCTCTTGAAGAGTCTTATGGCTAGGACCATCTATTGTAACGACTACCTTCATGCCTTGGCAGCCTCATCAAGTCCACGGTCTGTGCAGAGCAGGACCATGTAATCATCTCTCTCTTCATAGTGCATAACATCAAGTATCTTGAGTCTACGCCCATCATCAAGCTGAATAAAAGTCTCAGATGTTACGCTTGAATCATATCGGATAGAAATCTCATGAGTGACATTAGCATCCTGACTAACACCATCAAAAACAGTCACTCCTTGCAGCGTCTTTATCGCAGCCCACTTATTAGTCCCAGTAAATGTTTCGCTAAAATCAATAGATCCATGAGCAGGAGATGTTATGTCACGGGTATGAATCGTTATGCGATGTCGCATATCACCTATCCGAGCACCTCTATGACTAACACGCTTCTTCTGCATAATTCCTCAGGGCTCACACATAGCACACGGCTTCTATGCGTGAGCCCCTTTTCAATGGCGGGCAGCCATCAATATTTTGGAATAGCAACACTATTGTAAAACTCAATAGCGCGGTATCCCGTCATCCTCTCGTCATCTCCACGATTTTCATATGCATATGCTATGTGCTTCAACATACATAGCTTAACATCTGGAGTCTTCCTGTCTGCGAATGTGTTGAATGAGATTCTAACAGCGTCTGGAACAACATCAACTAACGTCGGCCAAGACTGACCAGTTTTGAGCTGTAGGCAAGCATAAAGGATATTCTTGTTAAGCTCATACACTGTATCAGCAACAGTCAGAACATTACCATCATAGATGTAACTAACAGAGTCAATTCCCTCAATGGGTCGCTTCCGCAGTTCCATGCTAGTTTCAA